AGTTGAAAATGGGCATAGTATTTGCTTCCCTGTTTGGCCTTATAGTGATTTCTTTAAGAATCCTATGTCACAAGATGAAAATTTATCCCAAAAATATTTCTTCATCCCAATCATAGAAAAAGGTACTAGATACAGAGAGTACGTCATATCATCCATAGGTGATTATAATCTATCTGGTTACTTCCAAAGCTGGAAGTATTTTGATCAGCATAGAGATTTAATTAAATTCTTCTTTGAACCTAAAGTAGAAATAGTTCCGGCTAATCATAATAAAGTAGCTGTGCATATCCGCAGGGGAGACTATATAGATTTACAGCATGTTCATGTTAATCTGTGGGAAGATGGATATTATCACAAAGCTTTTGAATTTTTTGGAGATAAAACTTTTAATATTTTTTCAGATGACATTAGTTGGTGTATAGATACTCTACCAGATGAATTTCCAGATTTAGATTTTCACTTTATAGATCCGTATCGTGATATCAATGATTTATTTTATTTATCTTCTTTTAAGAATATGATTATATCTAACAGCTCCTTTAGCTGGTGGGCAGCTTATCTAAATAAGTGGGATGATCCAAATATAGTAGCACCAGATGTTTGGGTTACTATTGAAGATACAGTAGAAGATAGAATTTTACCAGAGTGGACAATTTTATGAATCTGTTTGAATACCTATTCAAAGATAAATTAGAATTTATAAAATGGTTATTTCCTATTAGATATAGGTATTATGAAAAGAAATGTAAAGAATATGGAATCATCCCTATATCTTACTGGAAATGGGAAGATCATATGAGAAAGTGTAAATATACTACATTCAAATTAATAACTTTTTATAAGATATAGAAAGGAGATAATATGTTAACCAATTCTGGAGGAGGGTATACTTGTCCACAGTGTAATCAATTTGTTCCTTTTGGAATTTATCATTCATGCGTAAAGATCCAAGGAGCTGAATTTGTTGAGGATTCTAAAACATTAGCAATATTAAAAGAAATAAAAGATTTACTTTTAAAAATTAATTCCGATCTGTCCGAAATAAAAATGAGGGGTAATCGGGGATGGTAGAAATTAGTAACACAGAATATTGGATCGGAGAAGGTTGGATAAAATTTAATGGAGAGTAATGTGTCAGAAAATATGTATGCACATGAATTTAATAACGAGATTTATGTAGAATTTGTTAAAGATGGTAGAAGTTCTAACTTACATATGACTAGAGAATTTGCTGAAAAGTTAATGAAATCACTGGAAAATATCTTAAAAGTAGGGCAAAATAGTGACAGAGATTGGATAAAGTTCGATGAAATATCTCCACCGAAGTCAGATGATCCTACTAATCCTGGAGCTGTATATTATGAAGTTACGTTGAATAGTGGGGAGATAACTAGATTGTGTTGGTGGCTTAATCATTGGTACTGTTCATTAGATAATGGTAATGTACTATATTGGAGGCCTCTTGAAAATAAATCCTAGGGGTTTTTGGGAGAACGATACAGAAGAAGGTCATGGGATTGATCCTAATCTAGCTCAAGGTTTGATAGAATTTTTTACAAGAGAATACTTTAATTTTATCCTGGATTATAATGATTCTAGTGTATATATAGCAGATGTTGGTTGTGGTACTGGATACTATACTAAAAAATTAACCAATAGAAGTGAATTATTTTGTAAGGGGTATGATGGAAATCCAAATACTCCACAAATAGCCGGAGATAATTTTAAAGTTTTTGACTTTACTCAAGACGCTAAGTCTTTGGGAATCTATGATTGGGTATTGTGTTTAGAAGTTGGAGAGCATATACCAGAAGAATATGAGCAAATCTTTCTAGATAATCTGGCCTATTTAGCTGATTACGGAATAGTTTTAAGTTGGTCTATTCCTGGATTTGGTGGAGATGGGCATGTAAATCCAAAGTCGAATCAGTATATAATCCATGAAATGAAAGAAAGAGGATTCAAATACAGCAAAAAAGATACAAAGGAACTTAGAAACTCAGCCTCCGAATACCCTAGTATTGGGTGGTGGTTTCGTGAAACCTTAATGTGTTTTCGTAGAGAAAAAGATTATAGAGGAACTTCAATATTTGAACCGACAGCGGATGAAATTATGGAAGGACTTCAGAAGGATTGGGAGGAATCACATTGATAATTTATACAGGTGCAACTTTCGATATTTTACATGCAGGTCATATTAACTTTTTGCGACAATGCAAGGAATACTTTCCAGACAGTTATTTAATAGTCTCTCTAAATACAGATGAATTTATTGAACAATTTAAAGGAAAGATGCCGGTATTTAATTTTGATGAAAGAAAAAAACTTTTAGAAACTGTGGAATATGTAGATGAGGTTATCCGTAATATTGGAGGAGAAGATTCCAAACCAGCTATATTAACTGTTGAACCTGATGTGATAATTATAGGAAGTGATTGGTTAAATAAAGATTATCTAAAGCAAATGAGTCTCACAGAAGAGTGGCTAAGAAAAAACCATATAGCTTTAATATATATTCCTTACACAGAAATAATTAGCACCACAGAAATAAAGAAAAGACTGTCCAATGCTTAAAGATACCATAGTAGTTACATTTTCTGGAACTCCAATTCACAAAGAATATCAAGAAGAATTTGATTCCTTGTATGGAAATAAGTTTCACAAACATATTAAATGGACTTCCAGTTATCTAGAACAAACTCTATACTACCACGCTCATCAGGATATTTTCAAGTATAAAAAATACTTCGGATATTTTCTATGGAAACCATTTATAATATTAGATGCAAGATTTCGTTATCCAAATAGAGTTATACTATATTGTGATAGTAATATAAGATTTAAAGATATATATGGATTTGCAGAAAAGTTTGATTATTGGATAAATAAAGAGCACTTGTTCTTAGTTAAACATGATCATTACTTTAACGATGAATGGACTAAAAGAGATACTTTTGTAAACATGGATGCAGACTCAAGTTTATATTGGTCAGGTAAACAAAGATGGTCTGTACTATTTGGCATTAGACCGTCTGAGTTTGGTGGAAAATTCTTGAGAGAGTATCAGCAATACTGTGAAAACCCATCTAATATTACTGAAGAATCTAATATCTGCGGGTTAGATAATTTACCTCTCTTTAGAGGACATAGATGGGAACAGAGCATTTTGTCTATACTGGCAGAAAGATATGGAATAGACGGGCCTACAGATATTGAAATGCTCGAATACTATGATAAAGTTTATAGCTCAGAATTAATAAAATATAAGGAAGAAATAAATGCAAATATCTCCTAGTTGTCAGATACCAGAATTACTTGGAATTTATAACAGAGTTTTTGAAAATAGAAAATGTTTTTTTATAGATATTGGAGCTTTTGATGGATATGTTTTTAGTAACTGTTGGGGATTAGCAGAAGATGGATGGAGAGGAATCTTTATAGAACCTAATCCAGATTTGTTTGACCTGTGTAATCAAAGATATAAAAATAATCCAAAAGTAACTACAATTAAATATGCTATTGGAGATGAGAATAAAGAAAATGTTACTCTATATACGGGCGGTACTCTTACCACGACAAGTCTAGAAAGTCTAGAACTATATAATCAAATAGAGTGGAGTCATGGATTACTGAATAAAGATAGATTTATTAAATCTTCTATGAGAACATTAAATTCTATTATAGGTGAATTTGGTGAAGGATACATGCCAGACGTTATATCTATAGATACAGAAGGAAATGAGTTGGATGTACTTAAAGGATTTAATATTAGATTTTATCTTCCCAAAATAGTCATAGTAGAGACTCATGAACTTAGCAAGGATACAAGACTGAGCAGAAATTTTCCAGCAATTGATCAATATTTTAATGATACAGAGATATATACTAAAGCTTTTAGTGACGAGATAAATACCATCTATGAAAGGATTCAACTTTTTCGATAAAATATTTTATATCAATTTAGACAAAAGAATAGACAGATTAGAAGCTTGTAAGGGGGAATTAAACAAAGTGGGAGTTATAGCAGAAAGACAACCAGGAATAATCTACGATGGATTTGAAGATAAGCATAGAAATGCTTGTATAGGAAATCATTTAGCTCACGCTCAATGTCTGATTAAGTCTAGGGGTTTTAATAATGTATTAATCTTTGAGGATGATATTGAATGGCTATTAAATCCCCAAGAAGTATTAGAAAATTTAAATCAATTCCTAATCGAACTCCCTGAAGATTGGGATATATTCTATCTTGGAATTAATATGGATATGTACGAAGCCTACAGAGTTTCAGATCATGTAGCTAAAATTAATGGAGGGTTTTCCACCCATGCTTATTGTGTGAGATCTAATTTATTCGATCTACTTATTGATATTAATTCTGACAAAACTATCACACATAATGATGTTACTTATACTAACGATGTAATTCCAAATTATAATGTTTATATTCCGATTCCACTGCTAGCTGGACAAAGAAAAGACTTCAGTGATATCCAGGGGGTTATAATGGATTCAAATCCAATGTTTATTCAAAGATTTAAAGATAGGATGATAAAATGAAACTCACTACTATATTTATTTTAGTTAATTGTACATGGAAGTAACTTTTCTGATCCCCACCTTAGGAAGATATTCTATTCATCAGGCTTTAGGAAGCTTAAGGGATCAAACTAATCCTAACTGGAAAGCTATTGTGGTATTCGATAATCACGACATTACCATAAGTACGGATGAAAAAGTATCTGCATATAGATTTGATAAACCGTTAGGTCAAGGGCCTGGAATAGTAAGAAACTATGCATTTCCATTTGTAGATACCGATTGGATTGCCTTTTTAGATGATGATGATTATGTAGATAAAACTTATGTAGATAGAATATTTCATTATGCTAAAGCTAATTATGATTTAATTAACTTCACATATAGAGATGTTAACTCTGGAAATACTCAACCATCACCAGGAATGAAAGTTCCACAATACTGTCATATAGGAATGTCTGTAGCTGTGAGAACTTCTTTAGTTCGGGATAATAATATCCAGTTTATTCCAGGTTCTTGTGAGGATTGGTTTTTTATAGATGATTGTGTTCAAGCCGGGGCCAAGTATATTCTAACGGGGGAGATTTTATATTTTGTTGGTAAGAGGAGTGGTTGGAGATGATTAAACCCAAAATCTCTCAAGAAGATTTACAACTATACGAGATATTAAGAAATCCTGCATTATGTACAGAATTTATATACAACTTAGATAAGACTTCGTGGGAAGAACCTTTTGAATTTACATTATACCAAAAAGAAATCCTATGCGATTTTCATGATCATGTTAGTGTTACAACAGCTAGAGCTGTAGGAAAGACTGTATCCCTTTCATCTTTGATCATATGGATGCTTATTTTTAATGTGTATGGCAGAGATTATATTGTGTACACAGTTCCAAACAGAGCTCACTTACAACCTGTTTGGCAGAATCTACAAAGAAGCTTCAGATCAAATTCTCTATTAAAAATGTTCATCCCCACGGGTGGGGGGTTTAATAGTTCAGTTTTTGAAATTAACTTAACAAATAACGCAGCTCTTACTTGTAGAATTGCCGGTATGACTGGAACAGGAGCTAATGTAATCGGCTTACATACTCCTGTAGTTTTACTTGACGAAGCTGGGTACTATCCTTGGGGTACTTGGGTAGAATTACAACCAATTCTAAATACATTTACTGAAGGACACAGGCAAATAGTTTCTGGAGTTCCCACCGGAGTTAGAGAAAAGAATGTTTTATTTACGGCAGATCAAGAAGATCCATCCTACACTAAACATAGAGCTACAGCTTTTGATAATCCTAGGTTTATGGAAAGTGATCATCAACATGCTATTGAACAGTACGGAGGAGAAGACTCTGAGGATTATATTCACTTAGTTCTAGGTAAACACGGAGCTCCTGTTTATGCCCTATTCGATAGGAATTTATTTGAAATATCTAATTACAGAACTTATAAACTTATTATCAATGGTATTGAACTAAAAGATAATATAGCTAATTATATTCCAAAATTAGCTATGTTTCCATTAATGGGAAATGAAAGAAAGGGAATAGTTTTATTTGGAGTAGATTTAGGATACACAGATCCGACAGCCATAACTATTATGTATGAAGATATTAATGGAAGATTAAAGTTTCATGGAAGGGTTCAGCTAAATAAAGTATCCTACAATCTACAGGATAAAATTATTGACTACCTGGATTCTAAGTTTGATCCAAGCATTATAGCTATTGATCAAGGTTCGTCTGGTATTGCAGTAATTCAAAGAATGCAAGAAGCAGACGAATACCTGCACAAAAATTATGCTAAAAGAATTATACCTATTAACTTTTCCGCATTTATTGATCACGGTGTGGATCAAGATGGAAAAGAATTAAAGACAAGAGTACGACCATTCTCGGTTTCAGTTCTACAAGAATACTCTAATAGCCACAGAATAGTTTATACTTCTACAGATATGGAGTTAATTTCGGAGCTGGAAAGAATGACATATACAAAAAGTCCATCAGGAGAGATATCCTATAAGACTCTAACTCCTAGAGGAGGCAAGAGAGGAGAAGATCACTTTACATCTTCTTTACTTTGTGCATCTTTAGCTTATTATTTGGAAAAAGATTTTACAAACTATAAAAAGAGAGTTAAAAAGCTAGCAGCCCCTAGATGGATCACATGAGGTAAAACACTATGACAGAACCAAGAAAGTTAGCTCAAGCACAAATGTTTACCAGCGTTCTTCCATCTGCGGGTAATCCGTGGTCTACTACAGAAGTAGATAAAATGGAAGTAAAGGATTTAAATACATTTGCTAAAATAGTAGATGCATGTAGATTCTTTTATAGACACGACAGTATTGTTTCATCCGTTATTAATAAAAGTATAGATATTGGGATTAATGATTTAGTTTTTGATAGTAAAGATTTAACATCTAATGCCAAGAAAGTTGTAGAGGGGTTACTTCCAGAACTTCACGACTTTGCTGAAACTATGGCATTAGAATTTTTGGTGTCAGGATTAGTAGTTCCCGAAATAAAATATGCTAACGTAACTAGAGATCAATTAAAAGAAATGAGCATCAAGAAGTTTGAAACTCTAGTTATGCCTGTAGCTATGTGGGTTCGTGATCCAACATCTATAAAAATAAACTATACAATGGTAATGGATAAACCGTCCTACTATGTTAAAGTTCCAGAGAAACTAATCCAATTTATTTTAGGTAAAGGAACGTATGCAGACGGAACAAAAGATCCAGAATTATATGCTAAATTAAAAGCTTACTATCCAGAATTTATATTAAAAGTAGAAGAAAAACAAGAATATATTCTAATAGAGGACGACAGTTTGATCTTCAGGAACAGGCCTATATCAGATTCTCCCTACCCTACTCCTTATTTATACGCAGCTTTAGAACCATTAAAGCACAAGAGAAATCTAAGAAGAATGGATTACTCTATTGCCGCTAGAGTTATCGGAGCTATCCAGCTATTTAGATTGGGTAATGATGAGTTTCCAGTAACAGAAGATCAAGACGAACAGTTCCAAGCTATTAAAGATCAAATGTATTGGAGATTAACTTCCCAAAAAGATATAGAAAGAATCTTCCAACTATTCGCTAACCACACTCTACAGATCGACTGGATATTTCCTCCAGTAGAAGCTCTTCTAAATGAAAATAAATACAAAGAAGTTAATGAAGATATCATGATAGCTCTAGGATTTCCTAAAATATTAATTACTGGAGAGGTAACAAAAACCGGAACTTCTAATCCAGAGTTTGCTACAATGGCCCCAACTAAAACTCTAGAAGCCATGAGAAAAAGAATACTAAGAGTTTTGAATAGAGTTATTGATGTTACTTTTGAAGAGAATGGATTTAGTGGAGATACCACTCTAAAGTTTACTCAAATGAATCTATCAGAATTCAGTACTCTAGTAGAGGGTCTAACTAAACTGTATAACACTGGAAACCTTTCTAGAAAATCCTACTCAGGAGCTTTTGGATACGATATAGAAGAGGAAATGAAACAAAGATCAGATGAAAAAGAATTGTTAACTCAATACGGACTAGATGAATTCAATCCACAACCCTTTACTCCTTCAGCAAATAACAACAATACCGCCCCTCCAAGTAACAAACCCAAGATAAATCCACAGGAAAATCAGAAAAATCCTCAAAAATAGTATAGTTATGCACTAAATGTTGCATAATGTGTTATACTCACAATGAGGGGAGGAATATATATTCTATTCCCAGGAGCTTATTATGGAAGATGAAAAAATAATTATAAAAGAATTTCAGTTAGAATTGGTCGAGCTTTCAGAAATGGAGGCTGAGGCAGCTGTTACTACTAACTCACAGTTTAACTATCTAAAGTTTATTCTGACTGATAACAAACCAAACGCTAATAAGCAAAGAGTTCCAACAGAGGAATTCCCGAACTTAGTAAAAACTGGATATTTTGCGCCTTTAAAGATGGCACTAGGAACTATCGGTGACGGCCATGCCCAGGCTGTTCCTCTAGGAGTCATCACACACTTGAAACAAACAGAAAATGATATCAGAGGTATTGCAGCTTTATGGACTAAAGAAAGACCAGAAGATGTTGCTCTCATTAAGAAAGCTTATGCTGAAAAAATTCCATTGAATGTCAGTTGGGAAATTTCCTATATAGATTCTTTAATGGATGATGAGGGTATTGAAAATCTTTCAGGTACTTCTTTAAGAGCAGCTACTATAGTAGGAATGCCAGCCTACCAGGGTAGAACTCCCATTTTTGCTGTAGCTTCTGACAATAAGGAGGATAAAACCTTGGACGAGCTAGAAACCTTAAAAACACAGCTCCAGGAAGCACAGGATAATCTAATCAAAGCAGAAGCAAAAACTGTTGAATTAGATAATAAAGTTAAAGAAATAGAAGTTTTACTTCCAGAACTGGATATTCTCAGAGAGTACAAAGCATCTATTGAGAAGGTACAGGCAGAGGAAGCTAAGCTAGATGCAATTAAAGCTAGATTCAAAGAAGTTGGTATTGCTAAGGAAGATGAGTACTTTGCATCCAACAGAGAAAATCTAATTAATATGCCAACAGAAGCTTTAGATTTTATGCTTCAAGAGCTGGTAGCTTTTTCTTCTAAAAAAGAAGAGAAGGCTGAAAAGAAAATAACAATTCCAAATCTTGAAGGAGACGATGATATAGATTTATCCGATCCCAAAGAGATTGCGAAAGCACTCAGAGAACTAAACTCTCGTAAATAGGAGAATGTAAAAAATGGAAATCAACAAGTATACTGATATTACTGGTGTGGTAACTGTTGAAGATGTTGTAGAAGGTAGAATGGTTCTGCTAGTTAATTCTAGCGAAACTCATGACTATGGTTCTAGAGAGGATTTACCAGGAGTAAGAATTCCTGCTGATTCCACAGAAGCTGCGAAAGCTAGATTTTGTTTAACTTGGGCAGTCGATAATACTCAACCTCCAATCTACAACCCTTACCCAACAGTAGCTAATACTTCTTTACGGTGGGGATTTGACGGAGCTGCGAATGTTCCATTTGCCGCTACTGTTTATCTGTCCTCACTAAGCAATACCGAAGGATTAACTATCCCATCAGGTACTCTAGCTTTAGCTTTTGGCCCTGGTGTATTTACTATTCCTTCCGGTGGATTTGTTTATAGTGCAAATCTAGTCGCAGGAGCTTACCTAGAAGTACTCAATACAGCTGACGATGGAGCTGATGCGGGTAAACTTAACTACACAGCCTCTGTTAGTTTTGCCGAAGTTATGGAGTTGGATGCAGATCAGAACCTAACCTTCCGCATCCTTTACTAAAATTCAGGAGGTCACAAAAACATGGATGAATTAAAATTAAAGGAAGCTATTGCGTCATTGGCTGAAGATAAAGGGAAAAGAGATGCATTAGCTGAAATGTTCGTGGAGTATATCCAACCAAATCATATCGTTGTAGATTTTGTTGGTATGCTTCTAAATGCTAGAGCTCTAAAAGAGGGCGACTCCCTAGTAAAGAAACTAAGAAGTCAAGCCAGAGTTAGAACTCTAGTTCCAGGTTCTATCCATCTCAAAGACGAGATCACCGTACAGGCCAGAGCTAACTATATGTTAGACGGTGCTGATGTTGGTGTAACTTGGAATGAGTGGGAAATGGAAGCTGGAGATATTGGAACAGTAGAAGAAATTAGAAGTGAAATGCTAGCTCAACTAAGGGACTACTACCAGACTAAAGTCTTTACAGCTCTTTCTACAATCTGGACAGCTGTCAATACTCCTAACAACTTCGTAAATGTTGGTGGAGCTATTAATGCTACCGTTTTGAAAGCTGGTATTGATTATGTCAATCAGACTACTGGTGGAGTAAAAGCTGTAGTTGGTGCTAGATCAGCTCTAACTCCAGTTACTGAATTCGGTGCTTTCTGGAAAGATGATTTCTCTGCTGTAACTCCAACTACAGTTGGAATTGATTCTAGACTTGAGCAGGTTATGAGAGAGGGTTGGCTAGGTACTTACTACGGAGCTCCTCTTGTAGCTATTAATCAGGTTTGGGATAATCCAGCAGGTCATAATGCACTAATTCCTGTTGATAAAGTTCTAATTATTGGTGAGAATGTTGGTGAGTTTATTACTTATGGTGATGTTAAACAAAAACAATATAGTGATCCTAAACCAACTCCCCCTCAATGGTTCTTGGAATTCTATCAGAGATTTGGTCTAATGATCTGGAAAGCCGAAGGTTTGTACGTATTGGGTGGATTAAGTTAACTCCCAGGCTGCTGAACAGATGTATACAGTCTGTTTACTGTAAGTGAGAGGTAGCAGAGTGCCTGTTAGTGTCTATGCTAGTCATTCATAGAACTCTCATCTTTTTAAATTAAAAGGAGGTTTGGAATGGTACTTCAAGATATAGAAGTTTTCTCGGCTATGCAGACAAGTAAACCGTACCGCACGTATAGAAAGACCGTTTTAGGTCAAGTATATATAACGGTACTTAATTCTTTCTCTGGAGCTCCCGAAGGAAAATTGTTAAAGGGAAATAAAAATGAAGAGTCTTCTTTAGTAGATGTTTGGTCTGAAAAAGAAGATGTATTCTTCAAAAGATTAAATGTTAAGAATATGAAAGCTGGATATGTAGTTGAGTATACCAGACCTGAAACTGCGCCTATATCCGGAGAAGAGAAAATGAATACTCTCTCTGATTTAGAACTAAATAAGATTCTTAATAATAAATACATGGCTTTAACAAATGCACTTAATCAAATGACTTCCCCAGCTCCCGTTTATAGATTACTTGCTATGGCAGAGGAACAAGAAAAATCTGAAAAGATTGTTGAATGTCTTAGAAAAAGATTATCTGAACTTCAGGAGTAATTAATGGCTAGATTATTCACAGACGGCGCTGAGTTTCAGGATCTTTTGTTCTGGAATCTTGTGCAAGGCGGGCCTGCCATAACCACAGTGGGCTCAAATGTCCGTTCTGGATTGGCGGCATATAGATACAGTAGTGGATCTCAATACAGTGACAAGATTCTCCCTGCCACTCTATCAGAGTTCTATTTCAGGCTAGGGTATAAAAGAGACGGGGCTACATCAGCGGGAACTAGAATACCAGCCTGGTTTGCGACTTCGACGGAGCTGGGATCGATCCGGCTGAACACAACTACCCATTTTCTTGAACACTATGTGGGTACAACACTGACAACGATGGGAACAATTCAAATCCCAGTAAGTGCTCACTGTGTGGTTGAAGTCCATGTAAAAATTGGTGATGCTCCGAACGGAATTGTTGAAACTAAGGTAGACGGAATACCGGATATCAGCTTTGCTGGAGATAGCAAACCGGGAGCTGA